AGAAGGGTACAAGGCTGCGCTCTGGTTGATCCAACATGGATTCACTAGCACTGTAGCCATCATGGGCTCGTACTTGTCTGAGATGCAGCGTGCTTTACTACAGCGACTGTCATCAGACATATTCGTGCTTTTGGACAATACCGACTCAGCTAGAAAAGGAGTGCTGGACGCAGGAAAAAGATTGAGAAGAGGAAACAGAGTATTGGTTTGTGAGTATCCGAGGTACTGCAGCGGCGGAGAACAGCCCGACGACTTGATGGAAGAAGAGCTGGCCGCTGTGTTTGAAGAAGCAGTGATCTTTAACAAATGGAGAAGGAAGTATGAGCGTTCACGATCCGTCTAAGCACCATAGGAACTTCGCGAGGGACCTGCGTCGGAAAGCAGTAGCTCGTAGTAACCGACAAGGTCGAAGCGGTAAGCCTATGACGGTCTTTCGTTGGCTGAATAGGTTCAAACCGCCGGTCAACGACACCACTTGGGTCAGGCTCATCCCGGGCATCTACAAAGGATTCGACGGAGACGATGTACCCTACTTTGACTACGTCGAGCATTACAACGCCACCGTGAGAAGCGGCACCATCTGCTCCAGGGTCTGGAGAGAAGGACCCGACGGTAGTATGGAAGGTAGTGGCAAGTGCATCCCCTGCCATGCCATCGAAGAAGAGGGGGCCGATAACATCAGTTGGAGAAGGCTATCGGCGTTCTTGCTTTTGCATCTCGACTGGTACTACTTGATCCCCGCCACTGACGAAAATGGTAACGTCCTGACTTACCGAAAGGATAGCAAAAAGCACAAAGCCGGTGACGTGATCTACAACCGTATCCACGAAGCCGAAGCCTTCAAGGAGTACGGTAGAGCTACGATCAGACGTGAGAAGTACGAAAAGGTCTGGGGGAACTTGATGCATTGGTCCCTCGGAACCAACCACCTTCTGGTTCTCTCTTCCATGATTGACAGTCTTGAAGATGAGTGCCGATGCGGCGGTGAGATCGAAACCCTTCTGTGGGAGTGCCCCGGATGCGGTAATGAGGTCTTCGACCTCACCAGCGACGATCTCGATTACACTCGTGGCGAGATCAACCAGCTTGTCTCGAAGAAGTACGAGTGTCCGCATTGCTCCAAACTGGTGTTCCTCGCACCCGTGACAGAATGCAGCAAGTGCAAAAACCCGGACCCGCTACAGATCTGGGACGTCGATCTGTGCGTTGGCCGCGAAGGGGAGGGAACTAGCAGCCAACTGATCATCCGCAAGCACAAGCATGTGGAGATCGACAAGCGTTGTAGGGACTTGATCCCTGACAGGCCTTTGCTTCAGCGTGTCTTTGCCGGTGACTCCTTGGAGTACCAAGCTAAGAGGATGCGCCTCGACAATCCTTGGGCCGAGGACGCGGCACGAAGAAATGTAGAGGACTACGACGGTGACGAGGGCGAAGTAGAAGACGATATCCCATTCTAGGGAACAGGGGAGTGGGGGGATCGAAAACGGTCCTCCACCCCCCACCAGGAGGAAATATGTGGCACAAACTCCCAGTGCCTGAATGGATCGACGACGAAGAGCGCATGCTGAAGTTGTGCAAAGAGATCAAGGACATTGGGTTTGCCGGGCTAGATACAGAAACCACAGGCAAAGACGACTGGATGAAGGACTACGTACTGTTCTGGTCTCTGTCCACGGGGTCTAACAACAGGTACTGCTTGTCTCGCAGAATGCTAGAGATCTTTGACAAAGAGCTAGCAGGGGATCCATGCATCACCTGGTACATGACCAACGCGAACTTCGATCGTTGTATGTTGCTGAACAGCGGAGTTCGTCATTTAGCTGGTCCTGTACACTGCACACTTGTCATGGACTGGATGCACGATGAAAATCGAGCTGGTCGGCACGGCCTGAAAAAGACAGCTTTGGACCATCTTGGTCTCAACATGAACGAGTTCAAGAGCGTCTTCAAGAAGAGGAAGGGTGAGACCTACCAAGACACTCTCTTACGCATGATGGCACAAGAGCCAGACAAGGCAATCGACTACGCCAGCATGGACGCATGGGCCTCTCGGGAGTTGCACGGATACCTGAAGAAGAAGCTCGAGGAAGAGATAGCTTGTACCGGTATCCCTCTATGGGATCTATACGAGCGAATCGAAGTTCCGTACAGCACCACTCTTTTGCACAACATGCGAAACGGTATATTGCTAGATCAAGGGTGGTTACATCATATACGCGTACCCATCACGGAAAAGATGGAGGAGTGCCTCTTCAAGTTCAACAAGATGGCCGGGTACGAGGTAAACCTTAATTCGCCGAAGCAACTGGTGGAGCTTTTTGTCGACAAACTCGGAAAGAAGCCCCTGAAGTGGACAAGTGGCGGGAAGAGCGGCAACAAGCAGCCCTCCGTGGACGTCAATGTCTTGCAGACTTGGGCAGACGAAGGAGATCCCTACGCGAAGTTGCTGATGGAGTTCCGCAAGCTTGAGAAGGTTAGAGGGACTTACGTAGACGGAATGCTAGCCCGAGTGGGATCTGATCTCCGTATCCACCCAATCATCAACCAACACATCGCTGTCACCGGACGACTGACTAGCTCGAACCCAAACCTTCAAAACATCCCAAGACCAGATGAGGACATCTGGGGCTTGCGTGGTGCTTTCATGCCCGGCACTGGCTACACGCTAGTCGCCATCGATTATCGTCAATTGGAAATGCGACTTCTGGCTCACATGTCCGGCGACAAGAACATGCGAGAGGTGATCAGGAAAGGATGGGACATCCACGCAGGAACCGCAGCATTGATGTACGAAGTACCTTACGAAGAGATCCAAGAAGCTAAGTTCCTCAAGGGGTGGCTCAGCGAAGAAAAAGTAGACAGTAGCAGGTGGCCAGATTGGATCTCTGAGTTCATTGGATACCGACAAGACGCCAAGGCCATTGGATTCGGTCAACATAGAGGCCGAAGTAAAACTCGCTCAAAACGGGGAAACCTAAGTGCGAATGCATAAGGCAATCCCGTGCTGCGTTGCCAAACGTAGTGTATCGACTTGTGGTCATGATCACATGACCCTCAATACGCTTCCCATGTCCATTGGGTTGGGTAGTCATTTCCCGCAAAGCGTGTTGATACGGCGAGCGAAGCCTGTAGTATTCGGAATGTCATTGTGCATGATTGCACAGCGAACCTGCCGAATAGTACAGGCTCGAAGGTATAGTCAGTGCCCTTGGAAACAAGGGAATAGCACGATCAATTACGGAGAAGGAATTCCAGCCTTGGCCGAAAAGCTCGGTATCTCCAAGAGAGAAGCAGCAGCCAGAAAAGAGAAGTACTTTGAGCCGTACCCGCTGGTACGAGAGTTCATCGAGGAAACACACGAAAGGTGCCGTAGAGAATTAGAGGTCTCTACGATCTTGGGTCGTAAACGGAGACTCAAAGAAGCTGACGCTGACTGGAAGGAAGGATTCTATAGCAGGCGGTATAAGAGGTGGGTCCCAGAACGTCCAGGGAAGTTAGCTGCTAGAGCTCTTCGACAAGCAGTGAATGCGATCATTCAGGGTTCAGCAGCAGAGGTAGCACGCCTAGCGCAGATCTTGTGTGAGCCCAAGGTCATGCGCGAGATTGGTTTGCATGACGAGTTGTCCCAACGTATCGAACAAGTCGGTGCGCGGCAGCTTCTTCAGGTTCACGACGAAGTCTTGTTCGAGGTACCGACAGAGAACTTGAAAGAGGGCATAGAGGTTTTGTCTCGTTCAATGGAAGCGCCGTTCAGATACGTTCCAGAACTTTTGGGGATCGACTTCGATGAACTATCGATCCCGCTTGATGTGGACGCTGGTTACGGCGAAGCTTGGTCGGAAGCACATTGATGAACAAACGCGACAAACCGATTGTGCTGCGCATCATTCCATTTCTGTTGAGGAGGAAGAAAATGGAGAAGTACGGAGTTGAAGTCGACAAAGAGAAAGTCGATGAACAGAAGAAGAAAGCTCCGGGCGAGAAAACTGCGGGAACGGACGATCCCAACGTGAACGTTCCCAAGGACCCCGATAAGGGAACAGAGCCTTTCGAGAAAAAACCGAAAGAGGACTGACGTGCCCGCCAAAAAGAGTAAGAAGAAAACAGCGAAGAAGACAGGGAAGAAAACAGCGAAGAAGAAAGATAGCGAGAAGTGGGACAAGTTTCCGAAGCCCAACCCGAGAGACGTGCTCAGATCGATCAACATGCGTTTTGGAGACACGGGCCCCGTCATCAGAGAAGCTAGCGAAGCATGGGACGCATCAGATCTACGTCGGCCTAGTGGGATCCCGAGCCTAGATCTGGCGACAGGTGGAGGGCTCGTAGCGGGAAAGGTACATCAGTTTGATGGTCCAGAGTCGGTAGGTAAAAACTACATACTCTACCGCTACTTCGCTCAAGCGCAAAAGAACTACGGTGACGATGCTTGCTTGTCGATGGCGTGTTTCGAAGCCTTCGTGGACAAGCATTTTGCGCAAATGTGCGGGTGCAAGATCGCAATGAGCGAATACGACATCAGAGTCACGAACAGAGCAAGGGAAATCAGGGGAGAGCCCCCGCTGACACGAGCGGAGAAGAAAGAAGCTCTCTCTGTGCCGGGCGTCGGAACCTTCCACATCTTCGAAGGTCCCGCAGAAAACGTACTCGACGGAATCATCGAGGCCGTGTCATCCAACGTCTACCAGATCATCGGCATCGACTCTTGGGATTCCATGCTCACGGCTGCAGAAGACAGAGCCACAATGGACGAGGTACCACAGGTAGCCTCACCAGCCACCATTCAAACCAGGTGGGCCAAAAAGGTGTTGGACGCCTTCAACGTGGTCTACCGCTGCCCACAATGCGGCTACAGCCCATTGGAGAAGAAGGTCACCAACTATTCGCAGATGAACTTCAATTGGATTTGTCCAAACTGCTCATGGAAGGGTCTGGACCCGGCGAACGAGATCAACGAGACCACGGTCTACTGCATCCGTCAAGTCCGCGCAAAGATCCAAATGAGTGGAGGGAAGATCTACGGGCGACCCTACAAGTCGGAAGGAGCCCACGCGCTACAGCACCTAAACCACATCCGTGTGAGTATGCACCCCGGGTCTTCTATCAAAGAAGGCAACGTAAAGATCGGCAAAGAGGTCAACTGGGAAGTGTCCAAGGCCAAGGCCGGAGCACGGGAAGGGTCAACTGGGTCTTTCACGCTGTACTTCGATCCGGTTGAAGTGGACGTGGCTAGGGACATGTTCTCCCAATGTGTCAAGCGCGGAGTTATCTGTTCCCTGCCTCAAGGGTGGTACGAGATCCCGGACATCGAAATGGACGGGGAGGCACTGCGCGTCCACGGCAAGGAAAAGCTCATCAGAACTATCGAAGACAGTGAGGACTTGGTAGATGAGCTACGAGAGATTCTCTACATCAAGGCAGGCCTCTCGCACGTGAGGTTCCAATGAAGCTGCAAATGAGAGTGGCCCCGCTAGGGTATGGAAAGAGGTGTCATGCCTGTAAAACTGTAGGGCAGATATCATCCTTCCAGCTTTGGCGGGGTAACTCTCTCGAAAAGAACATCCAGCTCTGTAACGACTGCCTCAATCAGGAAGTAACGGCTGATGTCACGTTGGGCCCAACAGAAAAAGCCCCAGATCCATTCAAGAGCAAACAAGCCCGTAAGCAGGTGAAGCAGTCCAGAAAGATGGAAGCTGCACTAGCAGAGAAAATGGGAGGGCGTGCTCAACCTGGATCTGGGTGCTCGCGCTTATCTGGGTTCAAGGGAGACATCAGGAAGATCGGCAGCTGGCGAGTGGAGCACAAGTACACCGACGCCGCAAACGTCTGGTCATTGCGTCTATCGGACCTCGCCAAGATCACTGGATTAGCCATGGACGCCGACGAGTACCCAGCGCTAGTAATCGAGTATCGCAAAGCACGAGAGTCTTTCGCGATCATCCCGCTAACCCTTTTCCTGGAGATGGTCCATGAAGCTGAGGAACATTCAGCACCTCCACGAGGCAGACGAAAAAGACGTTAAAGAGGCTCTAGGCCATATCCAGTTCATCCCCAAAATCGAATCATACCTCGAAGACTTGAATCTCGAGCAGCACCCAAAAAGGCTGGGAGTCTTCAGTGCCTCTGACTTGGGCAACAAGACCGGACGCTCGCTTTGTGGAAAGTACCCTATCGGGTGTGCGAGGTTGCTTTACTACCGTTACGTCGGAGTGGAACCACGAGACTCCATCCCTCCACGACTACGCAGAATCTTCGACACTGGGCACAAGATCCACGATCAGCTCCAAGGTTACTTGCACAAGGTGGCTTCCGAATCTAAGCAAGAGTCCTTCGCGGACGAGGTCAAGTTCGACGAGACTAAGTCTCAGCTGGCTGACGAGTATGACATAGTGTCTACCGCTGATGGAGTTTGGGAGATAGAAGCTCCAGACATAGACCTCTGTTACGGTTTAGAGATCAAGTCGATGAACGGAGACTTGTTCAAGAAACTTAACGGCCCGGAGCGGTACCACGTTGTGCAAAGCCATGTATATATGGCGTGCCTCGATCTCCCATTCATGGTGATCCTTTACTACAACAAGAACGACTCCTCCATGGCTGAGTTTGTAGTCAGGTTCGAATACGACATCTGGCACGCCATCACGGAGAAGATCAACTACGTGCGAAAGTGCGCTGTGGAAGAAGAGGAACCGGAGCAAGAGATCGGATTTCATTGCCGCACTTGCAGGTACTCGTACATCTGCAAACCACCTAAACCCCAAAAGAGGAACATTCGTATGGGGCGAAGGAGGTTCAGCTTGAGGGGAGAGTGAGATGCCTAAGGGCGCGACCAAACTCGTTGAGTCTCTCCAAATCGATTCCAGAGAAGGAGAAGAGGCCTACGACGTAGCTAGATCTGCACACGATGAGATGATATCCCGCGGTATCCATCTTCCAGAGCGACCCGACTTTCCGTCGAAGCACAAGTTCATTGGAGAAGATGGATCTCCGGAGATACCGTTCGACATCCAAGACCTGAACGAGAAAGAGCTAGGTCAGCTTTATCACATCGTCAACTCTTGGTACTCCTACGTGGTGGGCCAATGGGCTCTCGTAGAGAACCAGTACATTGTGGCTAAAGAACAATTCAAGCTAGTGGCGGCCAAAGTAAGGTTGGGCAAGCAAGGAAAAGTCCAAGACAAGACAGATCGACAAATTGCAGATCGACGTTTCGTCCTGGCCAATGCCAGAGCGATGGAGCTCAAGTGCTTGTTCAATCTACTCTCGAAAGTCAAGGACAAGTACGAGTCCGACATCAAGATGATTTCTCGTGGAATCACCTTGAGGGAGCAAAAGATCAAGACTGGAGCTAGAGCAGGAGCACTAGCGGCAAGAAAGATCAAGATCAGAAACGCCGAGGATCCACCGCACTACACAGAGATTGACGAGGAGCACGAAGATCAGCCGATACCCAGGGTTAGAAAGAAGCGCCCCCCTAGAAGACGCCCCCCGTCGAAAAAGTGGAAGTGACGATGGAGGAGTTCTACAAGCTGCAAGCCACTCTGGAAATGCCGCCCACCAGCAACAATATCTACATCTCCGTCGGCAAGAGGAGGCAGAAATCGAGCTTGGCCAGGGCTTGGCAGAATAGAGCGGTGAAAGAGATTACAAGACAATCAAACCTGACGATCCAGAGTGAGTTCGACCCCGAGCGCATGTATTGGTTGGACTTGACTTTCTACTTCGATGTCGTGGTTAACAAAGGGTGGCACGAGTTCTACAAAAGAGGGGCCAAGAAGGGGCAGAGGAAAGCTGACAGTAAATGGAAGAAGATCGATCTAGGGAACAGATTGAAGCTTCTCGAAGACACTGTGAAGATAGCTGCAGGTGTGGACGATAGCTCGACTTTTGTTCTGCACCTCATCAAGACTTGCGATCCGAAAAATCCTCGTGTAGAAGTATGCCTGTACTCTCTGCCGTCGGAAGATGAGCCATGAGCTACAAGCAGGAAATCGTCGAAGTACAACCAGACGAGGAGGCTCCGGACCCAGATCACAACGAAGGATTCTATTGCCACCTGGAACTGATCAAGAAGAAAGGTCGCCGTAAAAAGGCAGACCCGTACCAGTACAAGAAGACATACATCCCATGGACAGACATCAACAGCACTGAGTTGGTTCATCTCTCAACGTACGGGCTGGCCCCCGGAAGCAGAGAAGAGATGAGCAGATGGAACGTTGTCTGCCGTGGTTTGCGTAGGCAGGAGCTGATTGGCATCATCCGAGGTGAGGTGGATGCAAAAGAGATGAGAGCCAATCCGGCACATGTGGCCCGGGACCGACTGTCTCACTTGATCTACAACTACTGGAAGTACATACATACGCAGATCAAATGCAACACGCTTTGCTGGGAGTGCCCGGACGCTAAAGCTTTCGAGTGCATGTTAGAGAACAAAGATATCCTACGTGCGGAGGACGCTTGATGCCCCCAGCCAAAAAGATTTGCATGTCTTGCGTGAGGCTAGGAAACTGTGCAGACGCTACTGTAGAAATGCTAAAGAACGATCGAGGCTGTGGATCTTGGTTCGCAGCTCATCCCAACGAAGTAGTTGCCCGACGTAAAGCGCTCTCGGTCGCGGGGACGCGAGCGCTCGAAGCCATGATTTCCAAATCCCCGCCCAAGAAAACCGCCACGGACTACAGGAGGTAACCAATGGCCAGTGAAGAAACTTTCACAAGAGAAGAGATGCTCGACATGCCGCGTTTGCAGGTTCGTCGAAGATGTCGAGCACGCGGACTGAGTGCGGAAGACTGTGCCCAGATGAAGTTCGAAGACATGGTTGACTGGCTCATAGAAGACGAGGGCGGCGGCAGTAACTCGAAAGCGAAGAAGGCGACGAAGAGGTCTTCCAAGAAAGCAACCAAGAAGACCGCCGCAAAGGAAACGAAGAAAGCTCCGGCAAGGACCACTCGTAAGAAGCGGGCGGCGAGATCTGAGCCGGAGGAAAGAGAGAAGCCGACCGGAGAAGTCGTCGGCGACGACCTCGTCAACGTCTTGCTCGAGAAGTTCGCTGATATGGACGAGAGGTTCCACGCTCTAGAGGAAAGGGTGGACTCCATCGGCGAATTCATGGACAAGAACACGTCCAGCATCGTCGAGATCTTGAACGAAGTCCGCGCCGACACCTACGGTATCGCTCGCAGACAGCAACACCTCGGTAACTGGATGTTCGCTGAGGGAATCCTCCCCGAAGAAAGCGCCCCGGACGAGATGGATTTCGAGGCTCTGGAAGAGGCCATCGAGGAGGAATGCGGGGGAAACGAGGACGGCGACGAGTAACAGCTCGTCGCGGAACCATACCACCTGATGGAGAACAGAAGCTCACCGTGACTGAAGAGGAGTTCTTCGAGATGTCTGTAGAAGAACTCCTCGAGCTTGCCGACCGCATAGGGGTCAGCCTGCAGGGAGCCCTATCGATCGAGCAAGCTCGCACCCGCCTATTGAACGACGCAACCTTCCTTCCATAAGCGCCGCCCTTCGGGGCGGCCTCTCCCAATCTTCTCTCTTAGCTGCAAAAAAGATCAAGATCGTGGGATAAGACTTATGGACAGGAAAAGGATAATCCTTTTCTTGTTGCGGCAAGCAGCTGCCTGTGCGGGTAGGAAGCTGCCTAGTACCGATTGATTGACAAGGCGCCGTGCGCACACACGGTAAAAAGCCCTGTCAATCAATCGGGAGCCGATGCAGGGATTGCCTCCTCCTCAGACGAAGGTCACCTAACGGTGGCAACGGAGGCAGCTCCTCACGCTATAGTGAGGTTGTCCGAGAGTTCCGGCGCGGACGTAAAAAACAGTCGGATGCATCGTCGCTGATTCCGCCCTCTAGGCGACGACTAGAGTAGAGAGGGTTTGCTGGCCTGGTCGACCGGCCAAAAGGTCGAACGTAGTTGACCCACGCTGCGACAAATACCTGGTACAGGGAAACCAGGAGAAGGTGGGCAGATCCCTAACCGGCGCAAGACGGGGATTGGAAGTGTCGCTCGCTGTCTTTCGGAGACGGAAGAAAAAGAGCTCTTGCAGAAGAGATCCGGATCTCTTCTTAGCTGTCACACGACTTGTGCGAGCAGTCCTTGTGCCGCAACGAGTGCGTCCATTTCCTGACTCGTGGGGAGAAGATGCCTACTAGGAGGAGGATCGAATAGAGGAGCAGAAACTCTAGACCGCCGCAAACGCAACAGCAGAGTCGATCACTTGACGGCATACCCTACAGCTACCACAGTCGCAGCCGTTGTGACAATCCCTACAACGAGACCGAATGTCCACGAGCGGTACCACTTCTTGGCCTTGTCTCGCTCCTTGCGAGCTCGGTCTCTCTGCTGCTCGAGGACTTTCACTCGACTCTTCTCGAGATCGAGCTGTGCTTTCAGGCGATCGGCCATGTACTTCTTCTCAATCTCTACTCGTTCAGTCGCCTTATGGCGCTCGAGCCAGCGAAGGCGACGGAGGCCTTGGATCTTGAGCCCCAACTGCAGCACCTTGTTCTGGTCCAGGAGGACCGCGCTGTAGTCCAACCGGAAGGGCTTCTTCGCCCCCTTCTCGGTCACCAGGCTCCCAGCCTCGATCCCCAGGGACGGCCGGAACTTGAGGTCTGGAACCAGGATGCTCTCATCCGGCCCTGGACAACGCCAATTAGGGGCCTTCTTCGGGTTCGAGTAGTCCTGCTCCATACAAGGCTCTGACTGCGCCCAGGACGGGCCGCAGATTAGGAGGGTGAACAGCGCGACCATAGTCCTCATCTCAGCTCCTGCACCCCTTCTCGTACGCCGTGCACCATGTCAGGCACCCAACCGAAGGTCGCCCCGGTACCCAGGCCAGTCAAGGCACCCCTGAGCATCTTCCCACGGCGAGCTCCGAGCAGGGCGCCGATCCCTAGACCTGCTGCACCTCCTAGACCAGGGCCAGCTTTCCGTAGGAATCTCGTGACCTTGCCTGGCTCCTGCTCCTGGGCCTGGGCTATCTTGGACAGCTTTCTCTTGGATTTCACCAAGTTCCGCAATCGCTCCACAGAGACCCTAGAGATAGGCCCGAGGAACTTGGGGTCGTCGTAGTGCTTGAGGTAAGCCTCTTTGGCCTCCCTTTTACTCCGCACCCCTAAAATCACCTTGTCCTCGTCGTAGCCCTTGCCGTCATCCTTGCGTTGGTGGACCACGAAGGCATCGGGAGCCTCTTTGTCGGGGCCGACGAAAACATCAACGGGCTCTCCGTCGGCGCCCCTGGTGCCTACAAGGTATCCGTAGGGCATCCTCATCTTCGTGCGCCACTCATGGCCATTTGAGTCCTTGCCCTTCCTCACGCTGCCTTTGCGGTTCTCGATGGCGATCTGCAGGCCCTGGACGTTGTCGTGGCCTTGGAGCTTGTAGGCCAGCTTCGTAGCCATCTCCTTCGACTTGGACTTGCGGGACAAGATCTTGTCCCATTGCTTTGGTGTCACGCCTTCTGGTGGAGGGGGCTCAGCTTCTTTGGTCATCGCGATCTTGTCCCGCACCCAAGGAAGCTTAGGGTACGAAGCTGTACGCCCCTCACGTTGCCCAACCGGGCCTATCTCAGTCCAGCTCGAGCCCTTTATCTTGCCGATGTTGTGGACGCGCTTCAAGGTCGGGACGATCGAAGAGTTGGGCGTCGCGTAAAGGTCGTCAATGTCACCACCCAGCTGCCCTATCTTCTCCAGCTCGTCGAAGAATCTTTCTAGAGACTGTCGATCCACGATGCCACCTCGTCTATGGGCTTCTTCTTGACTTCCTCAAACTCAGCCCGCTGCTCGTCGGTCATCGCCGCGAGCTTTTCCCCGTGCTTCTCCTCGAGCTCTTCTAACGCCTTTTCCTTGTTGTCTATGGCGTCGTTGGTGTCCTTGATAGCCTGGTCTGCGGCATCATTGGTCGTGGAAGAGTTCACATCGTCGGGAGGAGACTTGGTCCACCAGAGATACCATCCCAGTAGAGCGAGACAGATCCCTACAGGGAAGACGATCCACTTCCAGTTCTTCTTCAGCCACTCCCAAACCTTGACCATCACTTCTCCTACGCAGCCAGACGAAGAACACGCTTGAGCAAACCTGGCTTCGTTGCCTTCTTGGCCACTCGACCCTGCATCGCGCGATGTCGAGCAACAGCAGGAGCCATCTGCTTCTTGACAGCTTGCTGCCTCTTCCAGTCGGCATGACCGATGGAGTAGGCCTCTGGGGTCATCCGCCCCGCGCCACGTTGGATGGCGGCCTCAAACTGCGGTGTAGATCTCGCGATCTTCTGTAGCTCGTCAAAGAACGCACTCCTCGTCCAGTCGTTCATCTTAAGACTCCTTCTCGGGGAACTTGACGCCCGCCTTCTCCAGGGCGCCTTTGACGATCTGGAAGACCTTGTCAGCTAGCCACCCAGCCACTAGACCAAACATGATCTTGGTGGCTAGGGATGAGGTGGCCATCTCTGGTAGGGGCACACCGGGGATGAAACACAGACCTACAGAAAGTGGGTACGGCAGTACGGGCTGTAGAGACTTCCATACACCATGATGTGCAAAACCCCCTACGATCTTCCCATCCTTCTTCTTGGTGCCGATTCTCTTGATCGTGCTTAGCACGACAAACGTGCAGAACGAGATCAACACGATTTGCCAACCCAAGAACATGTCTACGATCTTATCCATGGCGTACTCCCTAATCCTAATGAGTCTTAAACATTGTTCTTGTTCAATGGATCGTTGTCAGAGGCAGTCTCGTAAAGATGCCCACCCCCAACAATGAAGGTGGCTGCGCTTGTCATCACGTTCCCAATCACAGCTCCACCAGATCCAGACTGTACGGCAAAAGCGTGCCGGCCACAGTAATTCCCCATCACAACACACTCGTCTGCGTTAGTTCCGATAATGGAGTTGTATCCGCTAGCATCGTCTGCAGTCTCAGAATCTCCGCCGATCCAGTTTCCCATGACAATCGACGCGTCAGCGTTGATCATGTCGATGGCGTAAAATTGATCCGGGCCGGCAGTTCCGCTGTCCCCATGGAACTTCAGGAAGTTGTTGCAGCACGAACAGTTGGCGTTTAGCACAATGGCCTTGTAGTGCGCCAGCGTCGTCTTCCCGTCAACCAGGTCTTGGAAGATGTAGTTGCTGGAGACAACGATGTGCTCGACGGCGCAATTGATGATGGCCTGAACCGCGCTGCCGCCATCGTTGGACGAGCCGTAAGAGTCGACGAAAGAGTTCCCACTGATGACTCCGCTGCCCCCCATGTAGATGATGTTGGAAGCAGTGTCTGCACTAGGATCGTCCCCGCACTCGACGAACGAGTTGTTGGAGATGATCAATCCTTCATAGTCTGTAGCGAAGTTCTGCACGTAGAGCGTAGCAGAAGTGGACCCCTGACCCTTGCTGCCTCGGATCACATTTCCATCTACCGTCACGCCATAGGGCAAAACACTGCCAGACTCAGCGATGTGGATCGCCCTCCCTAGCCAACGTGTCCCGTCACCGAAGGAGTTCGAGCTCACCGTAACTCCACCGAACCCGGCAATGTAGAGGCACGCGAAACCAGCAGCGCTGACACCGTCAAAGTGATTGCCGGAGAAAACGAAATGGTGGTCTGTAGAGACAGATCCCGAGTTGTGAAGGTACACGCCGTGCTCGTCAGCAGAACCGAAGTAGTTCCCGACAACACAAGACCCGTACAGCTTCTCCATGTAGATCCAGGTGTCCGGTTCTACAGATCTGGAAAACAAGTTGGCCTCGACGCGACACTGTCCAGCCTCTGCGTGGATAGCGTAACCAGAGCCAGTGTGTCCTGCGATGAAGACATTGTTCTCGATCAAACAGAAGTCGTCTTCGGTGTCGGTTCCCTGGTAGTGGATGCAAGGCGTATCGTTAGGCGTGTAGTCCCAACTGTCGATGTAGTTGTTCCTGATTACAGCCGAGACGACGCCTCCAGTAGGGAAGAGCGCAAAGTACTCTTCGATGTAGTAGGCAAAGTTGCCTTCCACGTATACTCCACGGATGTCATTGTCCGTCAGCAGAAAGCTCGTGCAGTTGTACACGTGGTTCTTGGAAATACGTGTCCACGAATTCTGATGGAGGGAAACGCTGAGCTCGAGGGAGAACGGAACCAATACCGCGTTGAACGTGTTCCCTCTGGCGACGAGCTTCATCGTCGTATTGGCACCGGACATCTCGTCGAAGCTGATGCCCTTACCCGCAGTGAGGAAGTAGTTGTTCTCGAAGTTAAGAACAAACTCCCCAGACCCCGACGCGCGATAGGGAAGTACGCCGTCCGACGCGGTGTTGAGAATGAATACGTTTCCGTGAAGATGCGAGTTGTGCCCGACCCGCACGGCGTTGGTCACGTTGGCGTCACCGATAAAGTAGCAGTCGTCAATCCAAAGACTGTCACCAACGTGGGTGATCAATCCGTCTGGGCGTGTCCCTCCCAAACCATTCGCGTCGATCACACACTTCTCAATGTGTGTGAACGTCCACTTGCCAGTGGTGAGAGAGTCTAGCAAACCGCCAACGTTGTGCCCCGAAAGCGTACCGCAGTTGCGGATGTGGATGTACCCTACGGCAGTGGAGTCCGCCAGAAACACCACCTTGTACGAATCGGTGCCCGCTTGAGCGAAAAAGATGTTCTCGAATCTGCTGCTAGATCCCGGCCGGTAGAAACAACTGACCTGGTTGTCTGCTCCAGACATGGAAGCAGCCACCATCGTCAGGTTCTTGAACACTACTTGGTTGAGACCACAGTCGATCGCGGAAACAGTCTCGTCGTCGGTGGTGAAAATCTGGGACGTAGTCTGGTCGTCACCTTCGATGACGCAGCTACCGCGAATCACAAGCTGCGCAGCAGTCGCATCAACAGCCCCAATGATCCTGATCCTAGGAGGAGCCGTGGTCGGCGTGAGACCAACAGAACGTATGAGCGTGATGAAGTCTAGAGCTTCTTGAAGACGGTTGTTGGCAAAGTCGCAGTCACCGACACCAACAGTGACCACCATGCCGTTTGTTCTGCCGTCGTGAAGACGACGCACGTCGTACTTTTGCACGAACGAGGCGCCGATCCAGTAGTAGTAATACAACGGGATGTGCGCCATCGTGAGTGAGGCAGATGCTACTTCCTCGATCAGACCAGTTCCGGTATTGATCGCTAACCAACTTTGCTGACTATCTGTCGCGTTCAACGAATCTGCAGCGACGACGATACGGTCACCGTTGGGGGAGATGTAATACATCTCAGCCCAAGAGATCTCTCCCGTGGCGTCGGTGAAAGTGATGGAGGCGTTATTCAACAACCCCATACCCACGGCGCCGTTCAAAACTGCCGTCTTACTGTTGAGAGACGTCAGGACAGAAGTGTGATCTCCTCCCAGGGCAGAATCCCCATCATTCAGTGACAAGTACCCGCCGAGGTGAGTGTCCCTGAACTGAACCTCGTTGGAGGAAAGCAAATTGAGGTGTGCAGGAGAAGCCCCAGTAGCCTCGAGGGTGAGCGCCACCCCGCTAGCACCCCTAACGCGCTCCACTACATCCAAGAGGTTATTGTCGAGATCGAAGTTCCCTGTAGCCTTCCTGCTACCGTCTTTCAAGAAAGACCCAGCGTGGATCTCTCCAACAGATCGACAGAATCCGCGGAACCACGAGTCGCGAACATTTGTGTCTGTCGTGAGCTCGTCCAACGTAGCGGCCCGACCGAAAGCCAACCAGACAACGGTCCCGTCAGGAATGGTGTAGTTCGCGCCCAGCGCCCCCGTGACGGGATCTACCTTTCTGAAGGTAACGATAGGGTTGGTAGAGAACCCAGACCCGACCTGGCTGACGCTGAGAGCGTCTTTGATTTCCCGGACTACGATCTTGTCTCCGGTCGTTGGGTCGATCAGATCGTTGTACTTCTCATCCAGTACACTGATCAAAGAATCACGGACACTTTGATCTTCGGGGGTGTAGAATGTGTCTCCGCACCACACATCGGCAGAAAACGTGTACTCGTCGCCGTTTCCTCCCGCAGGAGTGAAAGTGACAAAGTCCGGGCGGGCGATCTGTTCCTCCATCCGCTCCTGGATGTACTCGTCGTTCTTACCGAGGGCATAGAGCCCTCTGTTGACCGCCGAAGAGAGACCGTCCTCTCCAAACTCTACTGCGCGACTTCCGGCTGCCCCGGGGGAGTCTGCGGCAACAACTTGAGGCGAGCCCGGGTAGAAGAGATCTCCCGCGCTACTGTCACCAAGAGGATGTGGAAGGTTGGACATCTGTCTCTCCTATCAGAACCTAAGTTCCCACCGGATCTCGAGTGAGAAAGAAGTTGTTTTCGGGATCGCCTCGAAGGTGTTATAGGCCACCAACTGTTGTCTTCCGGCACCCACATAGCTAGGTGGGTTACCGGCGTCATAGACGTTAGCGGCTTCTGGATCTTGGGTAGCTATGAACAGACCGACTTCTGAAAGGGGGACCACTGAGTAGGAGGGAACGTTCGCCTCGTTAACGTCGGTGGTATCGAACAGGTGGTCAAACCGAACTGTGCGGCTGCTGTTCAGAAACGTGACGGGTGTGATCACTGGAGCGAGCCACGTGTAAGGGTTTGCATCCAAGTTGATCTTCACGGGACGCTCAAGGTGCGTTACCGTGAGGTCGTCATCTGATTGGGCGTTACCCGTATTACCGGGAACCCCAGATGGGTCTGCTGGAGGGTAGTCAGTACTGAGCGGTGACGCGTACGCTGAAGGATGCGTTTGGCTATCCCCGCCGATACCCACTCCCATGAATTTGATGAACTCTCTGTTGCCGGCGCTCTCAGCGTAGTGGTCGTCCAGAGCAGTATTCGGCGCCACTACACGAGCTAGATACTCTCGACCGAGATCTACCCAGATATTGTGAGAGTGTCGGCAATGACGAGGGACAATCTTCCCGCGTTCTCGCGCAGTGATTGTCACGTTAGCCGGGATCAAAAGCCCCTTTGGTTTTAGCGGGTAGTCTCGAAGTTTCATTGCTTTCTCCGGAACCAGTCTATGATCTCTTCACCGCAAAGACAAGTGTCTACAATACCTTGCCACGCGTGTACCACCCAGCTGAATATGGAGTGTCGAACTGAATGGTCCCTACCGGCGTTCCGTACGGTCCTCCGCTGGGTGGAGGAGATCCCAAAGGCCCGGACAAAGGAACAACGTCACCCCCGCCACCATCGTCAAACGCCCAAAGCCAGTCAAAAGGAAAGACCCCTCCAGCCCAGTAGGCGCTCAAAATACCGGTGATCTCCATGTCTGGGCACAGAGCCTTCTTGTCGTAGAGGAACTCAGGTTTGGCACTACCACCGTGCGGAACCCCGTCAAAAGCCCAGTTGTAGTTACCCGACTCGTCCGTGTCGTCAAACCTGTACGCTCCCCCAGACCCTTGGTCTGTGATCTGTTTGGCGCAAGCCGGATGGTCATACAGGTAAAGCGTGCCCAGCTTCTCCAGGATATCTGGATCTGTGACACTGATGGTGTCCCCGGGCACTCGTTTGAAGACGACCCACATAGGGAACGTGTAGCTAGGCTTGATCTTTTTGACGAAGTCTATGGCCAGAACCAAGTTCGCAATGCTGAACACGTCTATGTCAGCACGTACCAAAAAGCGGAAAAACTTGTCCACTTCTAGGAACACACCCTGTCCGTGATACCCCAACCACCAATCCGGGTCGTTTATCCAATCCAGGAGCTCGACACCTTGAGAGAGTGGTGAGAACTGATCTACGGTGTCTCCGACCTGGTACGGTTCCCCCGTGGAGGGATTGTCCGCGATCATCGAGACGCCGTCTTCCTCAAAGTTGGCATTTCGAGGGATGAAGTAAGACCGTACAACTGCGTCGTCCGCACTATCTTGGATCAACATGCGGATGTAGTTGGCGTTGTACGTCTCGTTGATATCGGTGACTACTCCATCCACTTCAGCGAAGGGAAGGCCTAACAGGATTTGGATCCCTACCCTGACGCTCCACAATGACGGACCATTGAAGAAGGCGTACCACAACCCTCTCACCGCGGATAGGTAGTCCAGATCGTCCGAGCTCTCCTCCATGTGCTCGATCAAGAACCCAATCGGCTTACCGTAGTTGTCCTCGATCATCGGTTTATTGTCGAGGAACGTTTGCTCCGCCCACAAGATATCCGGTGGCGGGTCGTCGAAGCTGTACAAGTCTTCACGGAAATGTATCCCGCGCACGCCATCACTGTTAGTGCTGATGGTGTAATCCCGATTCTCCGATAAGAACTCTGGAGGGTCTAGGATGATTTCTTGTAGCCGCGGAATGCGCTCTACCAACTCATTCACTGGAATTGAGCTGACACGCTGCACACCGTGCAACGCGACATCGTACGAGGAGATGCTGCCTCCCGTGGCTTCGAACAACGGCCGCGCGTCGAATCCGATCTTTTTGTTTCTTACCCCGAGGACCTCGCACAGCACTTTGGTCGACGGGTCAGCGGCACTAGCCCTAACTTCCAAGATCAAGATGTCACCGACCGTGACTAACCTATCAGTGAAATCGGAGTTCACGGCCTCTACGGTCGAACAAACTTCCCAAGACTTACCGATCCCTTCCGTCAAATCTTGGCTGGCCGTGAGTTGATCTGTGCCAGCCACCTTCTTTATCTCGTAACCCGCACCGTCAAAGGACAAGACGCTGTTCTTTGAAGCGAACGACGAGAAGTCCACCAGTGGGTCACTGGCCTTAAACGCGGTAAGCTGCGGATTGCTTGGATCGTGAACAGGATCGCTTTCCCCGTCCGTCCCACTGAGAGAGTTCTGGGTATCGTTCTCCGTGTCAAACCCCATCGTGCCATTAGCTGTACCGTCCTTGCTCACGACGAGCAGGCCGGAGTAGCTCAGTACCAGGTAGTCCACGCCTCCGCTGTTGACCAAAGAAGCAGTCTTCGAGTACGCAGCCTCCTCGCCTAGATCTAGATTGATCTTGTCTACTATCTCTTGCGCGGTCATCGCCCCCGAGAGGGTGACCGTCACTTCGTCCCCGCCATCCTTAGAGATCAACAAAGTTTCGTCGCTAGCGAACGTCTTCCCGCCGTCGATATCCTTCACGACAGTCCCCCGCACTATCGTAAGCGTGATGTCGTCTCTATCCTCTTGCGGCTCGGTGTACAACGTACGGTAGTCGAGCCACCGACGTTGAAACTGTCGCTGGATATCCACCAGGCTCTTAGCGTAGTCCAGCTGCCAAGCTGTCAACAAAATGTTGGAGGCGACTTGTGCGAACCCAGACCACATGGTCGTGATTGGATCTCGGTCATCGAAGAGGTTCCAGGCGTCGGAGAGGTAATCCCAGATGAAGTTCACATCGGGGACATAACCGAAAGCGACGTTACTGGGAGCGATGTTCGTCAGACCCTGCGCAGGCAGGCTGTCTAGACTCCCATCGTTCACGACCAGTTGTAGTCCGTACAGCCCCTCCACATCCGGAATGGCTGTGGGGGAAGGGGCGGTTGGGTCGTTGTAGAACGTGTCGGAGAAGTAGAGGTCCCAGGTTTGATCAGACAAATTGATCGGCAATGCGTCCAGTGTGACACGCAGCTTGTTGTTATCCCAACCTCCTCCTCGCTCGTACTTCCCGGTCGTCGCGTTGAGGGTCCAATCGGTGTCATCCACGATATACTGGCTATCGCCGACGACTAAAATGTCTCCTGGCTGTAAGCTGGGAGAGTTATCCACACTCCACGGCTCCCCCGTCTCTTCGAACCAAGCCGTGAAATCATCCCCGTCTAGATCGTCAACCGTGAAACCACCCGATCCACTTTGCCGATAGCTCGAGCCATCGGGAGCAGCGAAAAGCGTCCATCGATAAGTGAGGGGTTCACCTTCCGGGTCGTAGCTCGCCGTACCATCCAACGCAATGATGGAGCCCAGAACCGCAGTTTGGTCTCTGCCTGTGTCCGCAATCGGTTTTTGGTTAGGCACAACGAGCTCAAGACAGTTGCACCGGAGCTCATCGAACTTGATCAAAGTCGTGCTGCCAGCGTTACCCAATATCTCGATCCTGGCGCTGTCTGGAGTGCCCGCCGGGGTAATTGGTGCGGCTGTGGTGTAACGAAGTTGGTGACCTGTGACGTCTACCTCGTCAGACTTCGTGACGTATAGATCCATCACGTTGTTTTCGCCGTCCACGACCATGCGCAGGGTGTAGTAGTCGTCACCCTCAAGAATGATGTTTTGGCTGCCCGCTATCGGCATAACGGTGTTACCGAAAGAGGAGACAATCGCCAGACCAGCCTGAGAGATCAAGATTCCCCCAGCATTGTCTTGCGCGTCAAACACAGCGATGAAGAAACGGCTTTGGGTCAAGTCGTCGAGATTGGTGGGCAACGACGTAGGCTTGAACGTAGTCTCGAAAGTGAACTTTTGCCCGATCGGCAAAGACATCGTCAGAATCGTAGCGATGGAATCATCGCTCATGAGGACTAGGTCGTTGTTTCCGTCGAGCGTCAACCATGGAGAACCTCTACTAGCTGTCACATCAGACAGCAGGAGGATATTCCCCATCTGCGCTCCGCCGATATCCATACAGGGCCAATCGGCACTGACCGGCATGGAGACTGTGGTTGTGAACGAATAGGTAGCCATCACAACCTCGTCGGGTTCCCGTCGGGATCTTGTCCGGTCACCCTAACGAAAACCGTAGTAGCTAAGTCGAAGTCCACCACGGGATCTATGACCACTTTGTACCCACCAGCGACAGACGTCTTGGCAGAGGAAGGGCCATCAAACCCCGGCTTGAACTGGGGGCTGCCTCCTTCTTCGAAGGCCAATTCGAACCCTGCTCCCCTATCCACCTCAACAGTGAGTCCTGCATCTATGCTCTGCGCGTCAGTGACATTGACCTCTATCACTGCATCGACAGCTACGCCCGACTCTCCCGCAATCGGGTCCACGGGGGTTACCAGCGGGCCGAGATAGTCCACCACACGCCATGACCATGTCGTGGCGCCAAGATTGCCCTCGTTATCTTCCGCTGATACTTCTACTGTAACCCACTCGTACTCGTCGTAGTCGGTAGTCTTGTCGATGACGACATCGAATCCGTTACTACCGTTAGCGGAGATCGAACTACCCACCCCATCGAATCCAGTCTGGACTACACCGTTAATGATCGCGTCCACGCCTCCGATGGACATATTGATCGTACTCTGGACTACCCCCGTTCCCCCAACGTCATTGACGGAAACTGACACGTTGGAGGTCTCTACGTTCCCCGTAGAGCTGGGAGCGGGAAGCTTGTTGGTGAATGTGGGCGCTGTGACGTCTTCTTCTGTTTCGAAGTAGTAGGACGTGTTCAGCGTATTAGCCGCTGCGCTCAAGTCCTTGGCAACTACGTCGATATCTATCTGTGTGTCGAAAGGAAAGTCTACGTCGGGGTTAAGGGTGTACTGATACCCATCCGCTACGACGGACTTAGATCCCGCGAAACCGGCGGCTGGAGCGTCTCCGGTCCACGCCACGGACCCCTCAATGGTGATGACGGTCTCCGCGGGATCTACCCCGGACGGGTCCACGATTTCCAGAACCACGTTACTAGAGATCAACACTCCAGTATCCAGGTGGTCCGGCACCAAGTTCTGGAGCGTGGGTGCTTCGTAGTCCCTTACCGCAAATCCCCACACCAGTTGTGTGGCTGAATTTCCCTCATTATCGTCGCAGTCGACCCGTACAATCACGGAGTCAAGGGAACCGAAGTCAGAAGTTGGATCTATTACGACATCGTAGCCGTCAAAAGCGTTAGGGGTTATCGAGCTACTTCCCCCATCCCATCCAGTCTGAAACGCCCCGTTGATGATTGCATCCACCTCTCCGCCGCCGTTGATCTCTATAGTGGCGTTGATCGTGGATGAGTCCACACCAGATCCACCAACATCTTTCGTGGAGAAAGATACGTTGGTTCCCTCGGCTACGTCTGTGCCTGTGGGGGACTGGGTGTCGATCGTGGGGTCGACGAGATCCTCAATGAAGAAGCTCCACGTCTCATTCCCCGAAGGATTGCCAGCCAAGTCGGAGCAGCTGGCTACCACCTCTACCTCATCGTACGAAGAGAAGCTTCCCGTCGGGTCGATGACCACATCATAGCCGTCGAAAGCGTTAGCAGAGATAGAACTCCCCGGCCCGTCCCATCCCGCTTGGAACACACCGTTGATGATCGCGTCAGCAGCGCCGCCACCGTCGATCTCTACAGTGGCATTGATCGTATCCTGGTCCACCCCCTGACCGTCTACGTCCTTCGTAGAGAACGAGATGTTTGTCGAGACAGAGTTCTCGGAAGAAGAATCGGCAGGAAAGAGAGTGTCGATTATCGGCGGAGTGACATCTAAAAGTATGTCCCGCCAACCGTAGATACTCCCAGGCGTGACTTGCGGACCATCCGAAGCAAAGCCTTCAGGATTGGGGGCAGCTGCCCCACTTGCCCACTCCCCGGGGACATAATCTTGATCTGATGCGGTTCCTGTCGGGTTTGGTTCACTTACCCCGTCAACCCATTCCCCGGGGCTGTAATTCTGCGGACTAGCGAACCCGTCTCTAGACATGAATCAAACCTACGGCGTGTACTGCACAGTGAACCCAGGCCAGGGGAGCAAGACTCCGTTCTGGAGATGGACCCTGTTCTTTGTGCCACCGTCGTGATCGATGGTCTGCATCTCGTTGAGATTGCCGCGAATGGACTCGTGACCCTCCAAGCGCCCCAACAACTCGTAGAACTCACTGTTGTTCAAGTAGTCCATGATCAAGTGAGTCCCAGTCATCACGTCGTTGGCGCTCTTACGCGCGTTCGCCTCTCTACTGGTCCACACGGTGAACCCCTCGTCGTCGTCGCTGTAAGACCACTCGAGACACCGTACGTGGTGTTGGCCTTGGTCACTGTCCCTCCAAACCTTCCCGTTCCCCCAATCAGTGCTATCTCCTTCTCGGTTGATCTGTTCCGCGGAAACCGTCACTGCTGTGTCAGGTCCCATGATGGCGCGTAGCTCGGAAGTTGAATGGGCTGGGTCAGTCTCCCAAGGTGTGATCTGAGCCGTAGTGACCAAAGAACTACCGCCGTTGGTGTTGAACTCCCATATGTTGAGATGAGTGCCCTCTGTATCTCCTTCGAGATACAGGTATCTGGTGTTGGCGTCTGCTGAGTTGTTGTCGTTGTAATAAGCCGGGCCGATGATCTCCCCAGAAGCCGTCCACACCCCATCCATGGAAACGGAGAACTCAAGCCAGTTATTGGTGCTCAGTTTGCACTCGATCTCCCAGGCGTCCGCATGGGGAGTGACCAAGCGCCACCAATCACCATTCGTGCTCGGGGTCTGGTAATCCTCCGACAAGATCCACCACGAGAGACCAGTAGCTGCTGTCGGGTACTCCGAAGCCGCGGTGCGGAAATCGATGCCGATGGTGTTCGCATCGGGGTTAGTGAGGATCCGATAGAATCCGCTATTCTCAGGATTCGAGGCATCTACCACCAGAGCCCACTTGTCTACCTCCCCACCTGCCGCGGAAAACGCACCCGTCTCGGTTAGGTTCTTGTTAGAACCAGAGAAAACGCCAGAAGTCCCGTTGCTCTCGTACGAAGTAGCGGGATCGTAAGATCCCGATGTGGCGTTCTCAAACTCGCTCGCTCCGCCGGGGGGCTTTGTGTACCCGAGGACATGGTAGAGGAAGAAACAAACGCACTTACTCCAGAAGTTCATCCCAGATCTACCAGGGGATTGCATGAAACGTGCTTCCCTGATCCAATGGCTAGCCATCTGATCCTCCTAGCTACTTCTGCACGTGGATGGAGCTGCCGTTCCAGGTAGCTGCGAACCCACCGAACATATGCAAGTAGAAATCTGGAGCCGGGCCATCGCCGAACGCCATCAAGTTCTGATTGGCTTTGGAAGTCATCCAGCAATCCTTAAACTCCCCCCGGTGCTCCATGTGCCCGGAGGTTCGACACTCCAGCTCTATCTCCACACGATACAAATACCGGCTCCAGCTACTCATTCGTTGGGACCCAGTGCCCAAAACATGGTTGTTGACCCCCACCGGAATCGTCGGCACTTGCAAATAGTACGTCACTTCCGTGTCGTCAGAAGGAAGAGCCGACATACCGCGCCCACTGTCCTCAACCTGGCCACCATTTGCATAACCGAACATGTTCGGCCAAACATCTGGGTTTGCAGATCCAGCCCCACCGTAAACGATCACCCCGGGGTTCGTATCCACAGAAGTGTCATCCACAGCGATCTCTCCCAGATAGATGAAGTTAGGTACGTTGTTCGTCTGATTCCAATAACAGATCACAGCGTGATCATCTGTACCGAAAGCCCACACATACGTATCAACGACCGTGCTCGCTCCTGTAGTGGTGGGGTTCTTCTGCGATGTGTTGCGGGAATCATCCCACGCGTGCGAGGAGTTGTTCCAAGTTCCAAAAGGACCGATAGCTATAGAAGGAAACCCGGACCAAGCACCTCCAGTAGCCGTGGTAAGCAAACGGATGTCGAAGTTGGGCTCAGAGGGAGTGTGGGAATAGGCGGCCCTGACTACGGCGTACTTGCTTGGATCGGGGATGTACGTTGCGGAACCGTCCCACAAACGCCAACTGAAGGACTTGCCATCGGGCAAACCGTCCTCGTGCACCCCGCGCTTGATGTCGAGAACGAGAATATTCCCAGCCAGCACATCCAGAATGCGGTAGATGCCATTCTTCTCTACCTCTGCGGCAGTCCCCGTGATCCCTGTGATGGTGATGTACTTCCCGCGGTCGTCGGTGTCCCAGTCGGTCTTGGAGCTACCAGACATGTCGATACGATCGGCGTTGGCAGTTGTGGCGCCGTCCCCCGATCCAGAAGCCTCGACATCAGTCCAGCTCGAGTCCGTTGGATCTTCATCCCGCAGGGTCCACCCCACGACTTGAGTCAACCACTCGACCAACCAGCGGGAGAACAAATGTCCTCCCCGGCCAGCAATCGAGGTGCTCAACAAGAGCCCATTCTGAAACTTGTTGGCCATGGCCTATCTCCTCTACTCGAAGCTAGATCCATAAACGCGGGCCCTGGCCGCGTTAGGACTCAGAGGACTCCCGTAGCACTCCTCATTGGTGAACGTCACTACAGCTTGTTCAGACTCCCTGAACACTGTTAACTCTGCCCCGCCATCTTCCTCATCTCCGGTCAAAGAAAGATCTCCGAGGCGATAGCGGTGTCCGCCGTCTGCCCAACTGCGGGGGAGCCAATAATTGATAGCGCTCAAGATGCGTCTTCTGCGCTCATGTTCCGTCATGCTAAGTCACCCATTTTTGGAGGTTTCCAGCAAGTAGATCTTGGTCCACGATTCTACTCTCTGAGAGCAGGGACGGTCAAACTCTTGAGATAAGGTAATGCTGAGAGGTAGTATCAAGTTATGGACCTCAAATTTCTCGATCCAGAAATTACCAGAAAACTGCTCGAAGGGCACGAGGACGTTGTGACGAAACGAGCAGAAGATCGAGAAAAGTTCTACTCGGCACAAAGCTGCCCGCGCTGCGGAGGGAACTGTAGAAAGCTGGGCAACTATCACTCAATGTACCGGGGCGAGGACATCCTCCCGAAGTTCTACCTAGAATGCGTAGCTTGTGGTGAACAGTTCGATCCGCATTCCGGGATCGTGCTAAAGACAGGAAATGTGGGCCGAGCGGTAGAACCGGCTATTCCGATCGTAGGAGGGTCCGAAGACTAAGACGACGTCTGGCGCGTGATCGATAGCGCGTCAGGGATAAAAGTCGCCAGCCTCCCCCTACTGATCGCGTCCTCAGATCTATCGATCTGTATCGTCCTATCTACGTTGTGAACCACGCCAAGCAACGTGATCGGCATCTCTACTCTCTCAGCTCCTCTTCTGCGCGGGATGTTGCCGATTGCAGACGCCTCGAGAACCTCGTCCGGAAGTAACCCATCGATTAGGTCTTCTAGATCTGATTCGATGACACTTTCCTGAGACCCGCCCTGGTAGACGAGCTCGAACTGCACGAAATGCGGCACCAGATGTCTGACCACAATACTGGCGCACAGCACCCTATCGAGTTCTGAAGAAGCGAAACGCTGAACCTCTTCCGTTAACTCAGATCTCTCGTAGTTCACCTGGATATTCTGTTGAGAGATCTGCGTCGTGTTTTCGGGAGAGTCGGTACTCCCGGGAGTCAAGACCCTCCTGCTGATGATCATTGAAGGCTCTTCGTAGATAGAAAAGGTCAGGTCCTCGTCGTCGTTCGACAGCCGGTAACCATCTGACTTGTGGTTCTCCACCTCGAGCTGCAAGTCAGCCTCGATGTTGAATTCATCTCCAGCTCCGTAAGAAACCACCTCTATGTCAGCGTAGTACAGAGATCCTTCTGTGTTGTCTTGCATTTCCGTAGAGCTAACTCGCTGGACACCTTTGCGATGAATCTTGAAATGTTGCGAAGGTCCCACATCCCCTGCAGCAAAACCACCCCACACATCCCCCGGGAGAAGCACAAGATCTTCCGGTTTCTTGATCGACAACCGCATGTGGTTTGATGTGGCTCCAGAGATGTAACCTGAGTCTTCGACGACGTATCTACCACGCGCGTTAGCGTGATTATTCGTGACGGAGAGCCCGAGGATAGAGAGCGCAGTTCCGCCCTTCACATCGAACTCGATGTCGGCCTCTAGACGCAGGTATTTCTTGCTCGTTGAAGTATCGTCCTCTACGTAAGCGATGGTCTCGCCTAACTGGTTGTTGATTTCAGCTACCAGTCGATCTGGGCCATCTACCTCCGCCGAGAACGTCACTGTCTTGTCGGGACCGTTCTCGAGAGAGAAGAGCAAGGTCTTGGCAATGACGTAGTCCGGGTCTAGGGGTGCGTCATACTCTACGTCGCCTCCGGAAGTTTTGTCCCGAATGTCGGCCGTCCCTTGCACCGGCTGATAAGTGATCTCTAGAATGTCGCCGGGGAGAACCTCCCGCAAAAGGAAGTCGATCTCTTCTGCACGAGAGTACTTACCATCGCCGGACGGCGGGTCTTTCTCGCTTTCTACGAACGTATCCCCGCTCGAGGCGATATAGAGGTTGTCGGGCACAGACTCTTCTCCTGCAGGCAAGAGCGTGTGCTCGAGCGCAGGGTCTGGGAAGAAACGGAAGTAGGCCGACTGGTCACCGTATAGATCGTAAGAGAACTCCGTTCTTGGCTCCTCATCTTGTGCGATTTCTCCTAAGACAACATTGGGAGCGTGCTCCCCTGCAGCCGGAGGGTTGCCCGACTTGATCGCTGCCTTCCTGTAGTCTCCCCTCACCTCAAAAGACGTTGGCTCAAGGAAGTAACAACGGAGCTTGCCGAAGGACCTAGATCCAATCCGTACTGTGGCTTTCTCATCGGGAAGAGGAAAGATCACCTTCCCGTCGTCCCCCACTCGGCACACTAGAAGTCTCTCTGCCTCGACTTCCTGCAAATACCAAAACTCGATGTTGTCCCCCGTAAGGACATAGACTGAGTCCCGCTCCTCCTCGATATCTAGAGTCGCATCAGTCCAATCCGAAACGGCAGACTCGCTAACGATTTGGCGATTGTCTTCCGCGAAGGAGGTCGACAGCCCCAAGAGAGTGTTGGCGGTACCAGAGGTGTCTACCACAATCCAGTTGTTGCGGGACCGTAGAGTGAGATAGCTCTCTCCCTGATCCGTGTCGCGTTGCCCAGCAATGCTGTAACCGACTCCGGCGTCAATCTGGTCCTTCACATCCTGTAGATCTGCCACAGCTGAGAAAGTGATGATGGACACCGCTCCGCCGTTGATGGAGATCTTGATCGTGGTCCCGTTCAAAGCTCCCAGCGCACCAGAGAGATCTACGGTTCCGATAATGCCCAATCTGGCGTCGTTGATCTCTTTCTTCTTGCCGACGCCGATATTGGAAAAAGCAGAAGACTGAATGTCGACTGGATCTGCGTAAGGGATAACGTTACCCGTAGGCTGCTGGGAAGAATCCAATATATCCACGCTAGAGACCCTGAGCAACGGTGGACTCAGCCCGTCCCCCTTCTTGAACAGTTCCCAAGACTCACTGCTGGAGGTCTTCTTCAACTCAGTTCCCAGAACCAGCAACTTGTTACCAGTGCCGGTGATCTGGACGACACTGTAATCTCCCGCGTTGAGCGTGTTCCCTGTGATCCGGAGTGTGTCTCCCTCCTCCGTACCCAGCTGATCGAAGTCTACTTCTGCAACCGTGGACACCTGAGAGCTACCGAGTATGGTGACTAGGTCGCTCCCAGATCCACGAACAGTCTTGGGCTCAAGAAGATTTACATCTATCTCGTCTACGATTTTGTACCGCTGACCAGTGACCGTGCTGCCAGGCTCCGGATCTACCTGAAGCCTTAGCGCGTTTCCTCCAGGAGCAACCTTTACGATCTGGTACGCTCCTGCATTTCCTGCGTCGGTCTCGATGACTAAAGTCATCCCCACCCGGACTTTTTGACCCAGGAAATCGCTGGTCACAGCCAACGAAAGGTCCTCAACAATATCAGCTGGAAGTCCGGCCTTCTTGGTATCCAGATTCAGCCCCTCCATGAGGGGACTCTCGTCACTGACTGCCTCGATGACCAGCTCTTCCTCTTCCAGACCGGTGCCCCTCACGTAAAAGTCGGTGCAACCTCCGATGTGAACCTCGCCGTCGGAGATCTCGACAACCCCGCTCACACCATCAGGGCTCACTAGCCCACCAGGGATATCAGAGATCGTGATGACACTTTTCCTGACATAGAACTGCTGCGAGCTCAACCCGTCCGGCATGTCGGGATGGGGGACGGGATCTACGGGTGGCAGTCCTGGATCCAGGGCTGCCCCGATCTTCAGAAACTCGTCAGAGATCACCTCCAAGACGGGGTAGTCCGCATTTTGCAGTGTGAGCATGAAACCCTCAACTGGTCCCACAGCTCCCACAGAACTAGTGAAGGTGGCGGAGGGGCTGCCGAAGACATCCGTCACTCCGTCACCATCCCCGTCATCGGTCGTGTAGCCGTCCGTGCCGTAGACCACGATGGGCCCCAAGCCACCGCCCTTCAGAATGTCCCTCCCCATTTCTGTATCGTTGAACCCGACAACTTGCAGATGCTGCAGGTCCCCGAATTGATCGAACAAACGAGCAATGGCTCCACGAGGTACAACCAAAGATCGCTCAGTCAAGCTATCTTCACCACGCTCGAGAAAGCTGAGTGTAGACTCTTCAGCAACGCCATCTCTGAACCGAGCAAGGTTGGTGATCTTTACCGCTGCTGGAACGTTAGCGATGCTGACGATTTCCCCTGTACCTACGTTGTACTCATCTCCCTCAGTCTCTGCCTCGAAAGAAACGTCGAAGTAGAAAAGGTTGCCATCCTGGTTGAATAGCATGGCCTCGGCAGAGATCTCTTGTGTCGATGAGGGGACGAACTTCAACCCATCCGACGTCGAAGCCTCGTTCCCCAAAGAGATGGACACAGCTACTGGAGCGTTGAAGTACAACCTGCATTGCCCAACAGATCTGCTTCCTCGAGTACGGCTCACAAAGAAGTTCCCCATCAGGGAATCTGCTTCCTCGGGGGACAAGAGGTCCTGATCGTTCAAGGACTTATTCTTGCGCAAGAACTCGACTTCACGGATGACTGGATCTAGCAAAGCCTCCATCGGCTTTATCAACAAGTCCGCTAAAGCCTCGCCTTCCTCAGAACTGAGGTTGGGGTACTCTTGCTGCAGCCGCGCACGGATGAATGTTGGGACATCCATCTCGAACGGGTCTGGGGTGAACCTACGCACTACGGGATCGATGATCTCTGTTTGTGCCGGAGAACCATCTTCCAGATCGATGTCTGGGTCGTAGGTGAGAAGTTTCTCTTCTAGGAATTCCTGGAGGTCTTCTGTTCCGGGCATGTTACAACTCCAAACCTACGATCGCGCGTTGCCCCGATTGGGATGTTAGTTCCATCCGTGCGACGAGGGCTGTTTGCTGTACGTTGAATACGGCGCTGAGCACCGACACAGATCCCAGTTTCTCGGCAGCGGTGAGGCGCGAGTTAGAGGCCTGCAACGAAATGATCTGGGACCTGGTTCTGCTGACGGCCGTGGTGAACGCCGCAGTAACTCCCCCAGCGTTAGACCGAGAAAACTCCGCACCGATCAATTTCTGGACCCCGCCTCCAGTCTTTGGGTACCAGGCATCGGTACCCGGAGACCGAAGAAGATACATGACGAAGGACTGTATCAGCTTCTTCAGTCCGCTTACCTTCTGTGGGAAATTGGTGAGCTCAAACTTCATTTGGCTGCTGACGGTTTTCGTGAAATCGCTGCTCAGCACAGCGAGGGTGCGGATGATCGACTTCTCTTGGCTGTCTGGGACCTGCACAAGGATGCGGTTCTTGGAGACCACGACGAAAGAAGGTGCCTCCTCTTCGTTGATCTCCACCTTCACCGCATTGAGGAAATTGGGTCCCGTGACTTCCAGAGTGCGCGGCACGACCCCAGGAAGTTCCCCTACATAGTCCACGTTCAGCACATCACGCAGATAAATGACCTGCAAGTCCATTATGACGGAACCTCCTCGTCACCAGCGACCGATGTGTTCACATTGCCACTTTCTCGATCTTCCGAACTCAAGCTGAAGGCGCTGGGAGGAAGCTTCTTTACTGTCCGTACCACCTCCGTGATCCCGTTGACGATCCTGTCTACGACGTCTTTCTTGTTGAGACGGATGTCAGTCTTGCCGTCGCTGCCCTCTATCTGATTGATCTGCTCCTGCATTAGCGTCTCTAGGTTCACCGTCGAGACACTATCTGTGAATTTCTCCCCTTGAACGAACGAGTAAGCGTCTCCAAGGATGTCTCGGACCTGAAGGTTCAGCTTCGTCTTCTTGACCTTGGGCGCGTTAGCTTTCTTTTTCGGGGACCTTGCCATCACAGAGACCTGTTCAAGAGATCTTCTTCCTCTTCCAAGTCTGGGACATCATCGATTTCCGTAACTCCGCTCTCGTCATCTTGGTCCGAGAAATCGAAGTTCGCGTCCGTATCTTCGAAGGAACTGATCAATCTATCGTCTACGTTTTCCTCGTCCAGTGTCCTCCCTTGAGGTACATCATTTTGCGCGATAGCCCGCATTTTCTCCAGTAAATTACCGCCATACGAAGAGGCATCCTTGGTCAACCCAAAGAACTCGGATATCTCTCCCAGGAGCAAGAGCTCATGAGCCCTGTCCATACCGCGCTCTTGCAGCATGTCCAGAATTGCGTCGATCCTCGGTACCGCAGATGTCGTAAAGTCCTCCAAAATGACCGATAGTTGATCGTACACATTGTAGAGGTTATTGGCCGCAGTTGTGGCGGTGCCCACTAACGCTGCTGATGGATTCTTGTTGACCAAAAGTGGGTTCAGCGTGCGCTCTAGCTCCAATATGTCTTCGGCATACTTCGACGTCTCAAGAACGGAAGAAAACCAATTGGACAGGGCGGAAGCAAAAGACGCGTAGGCTAAAGCCCCCCCGCTGTCGATCTGGTACAGATGGGAAACAAGATCGTTCACCACTTCAGGAGTGACTTCGATCTGGTACCCGTCATCTGTTACCGCGGTAACAGTATGTTGGGTCGCGTAGGTAGGCCCCTTCAGTGTCAGCACGTCCCCTACCGCCACATCCTCTCTACTAAAGCTCAAATCCTTGCCTGAGCTACGCACTTTCACCCCGGAAGTGCTGCCTCGAACAGTCCCCGGGGTAAGACCAATCTCCGAGTTCGCAGAAGCGGCGTTCACGGTCAGTGCAGAAGTTAGATCTAAAGTGTCAGAATTGATGATCAAGCGATCTCGGTGTATCTCCCAATTCTGATTCTGAGACTCGTCCCCCGTGACTGCGGAAAACGGTCTGCCCACCGTGAGCTCATCGAACAAGCCGCCCAAGTTCACGGCCGTGATAGGGTACCAGCCGAAGTTGTCCCCATTGGCTACGCGCAACCTGTCGCTCGTAGAGATAGGAGCAGAAATAGTCCCAGAAGGCAGACGGAGCTTGTAGTCACTCCCGTCCAGTACAGCCACACCACCAGTCCCCGACTGCACGGTCTGTTCATCCCGCTCGGTAGACACACCACTCAAAGCAGAGATCTCACTATCCAAATCGTCAATGGTGACGTACGTTGATCGATCTTCTTGACCCTCGTAGAAGCCGAGTGCGATCACCGCTCCCTCTTGGGCGGAAGTGGACGAATCCACCAGCACGTGTGACCCCTCCCCGTAACTGAGAGAGGATACTTTCACGACAGTGATAGATCCAGATACAGTGACAACAGTTTCTGCAGAAGCGTCTATTGCCGCAGAGGCCCCAGCAATGTCTGCAGCAACCTGAGCTGCTGTCCGCGTAGATCCCGTCGTGAGAGCTGCTACAACTACGGTTGTGTCATCTACAACGAAACGAATGGAGTCGTTGGCGTCCTGACCCGATGCTTCTTGTTCATCTGTGAACCCTAATGCTGGGTTCAGTGTGGGGTTGGACCCGAGTACGATCGAATGCCTACCCACGGAATCGTACTCGATGTGTAGACTGCCCCCGACATCCGACGCTGTGGCTACGTCGTCAAAAGTTCCTGCAACCCCGTCAATGCGCGTTGCGGCATTGATCTCAGCAGCGACCTGAGACGCAGTCCTAGACCCAGATGTGAGAGAGGTCTGGTACCCAATACCGTCCACGTAAATGCGAAAAGAGTTATCTGGAGAAGCAGGCACCGTGTAAGGCCCTGACCCGGAGCTCGTCATCTCGGCCGTACTGGCCGCGTGTATGTCGTATGACTCGTCGATGGAACCGATAACTGAAGCAGGATCGTCTGGAGTCAGGGTGACCACCTGCTCCAATCCCTCGTTTACCTCTATCTTGATCTCGTTCGTAGACGGCGTAATGAGGTACGGAGCAGAAATAGTCGGAGACAAAGAAGCAGCCGTGGCTTCTGAAGCTGGGTAAGCCGCAGCCGCTCTATCAGACGAACTGGAGGAGGACGCCATCCTAGACTCACGTGGATCTGATATCGACGTGAGGTTAGTGATAACAGACTTACCGGCCTGGATCCTAAGGAAGGCGTCCCTCGTTATCTCGATCGCCCCGTCCCTTGTCTTTCCGTCAAACTCATCCTTGAGATCTCTGAGGTCTTTGCGGACTTTTTGTACCGAAGTCTGAATAGACAGGAGCGGAAGATTGGCGGATAGGAATTCGCTCATCGACTCTGTGAGCTTCTCTGCCTCTGAGACCACGGTGACGTGCAAGTCTCGGAGCTCGGCTATGTTCTCCTTGATCGACGATTGCGCTTTCTGCGGCGGGCGCACGATCTCGTAAGTCTCGGGAAACGACGACCCCGTCGCGCGACGAACATTTGGTGTCAGGGAGCCCGAGGTGAAATTGTCCAGCGACCTGCTGTATCTGCTGAACGGTTGATCTGTGATCGCATTGTTGTTCTCGATGGTCCTCTCGACTTCGAGCAATGCAGCCGCAGCATCAGACAAGAGACTGGTCTGCGTCACCTCTTTGGTGTCCCTACCAACCTCGCCAATACCGTCGATGATGTCGTCCAGATACTCTATGGCCTGCTCGACGTCTTGATTGACGCGGTTGGCCGCCAGAGAGAGCAAGTAGAAGATGGCACTGGGGTTGAAGACAAGCGTGCTGGCCGCTATCTCTCGTACCTCGCCAAACGTGTAGTTTGTGTCCAGAGGACCGAGAGGAGTACGCTCGGTCTTCACCTCCTGGCGGACGAACTGGCTTACAGCGTCTTCCAGTTCTTCGTCAGTGAAGTTGGCCATCAAACTCTCCTAATGAGATCAAACTTGCGCACGTCCCGTGGCAGCAGAGCTAGAGTCTTTGTTCTGATCCTGTTTGGGTCTTGATCTAGAACTTCGCAGATGCTCTGGAAAGAAGTGAAGCGATCTAATGGGTGCATCTCCATTATTTCACGCTCGTCGAACATCCACTTGAATGCGTCCACAGCTGTACGCCTGTTGACCAACCTTTTGTCGTTTTTGTACAGAGCGATGTCAAAAGCAGCCCTGCGAATGACAGCTGCCAAAAGTACCTTGACTTGATTGTATTGCGGTCGCGACTCCCTCACGACTCGCACCGTTGGAACGTCGAACATGTCTGGAAATTTGATCATTAGCTCACCGTGATAGAGAGAGGAGTGTACGTGATCCCCGCATCTGGGATTACCACGATCGACTCGTCCCTTCTGCTCACGTCGAGCTGGGTCGATCCCGCTGCTAGTCCGGTGATAGAAATGGTGTCGGAGCCAACAGACACAGACGCTACATCAGAATCTGCGGCCTCGTATTCGACGTCTTCTCCGGCTGCCCCGTCGAGAACACGTTGGTCTGACCCAACAACCGTCGGGGTGACCTCGACAGTCTCACCAACCGAGATAGAGACGGAAGTCGGAACAAACGTTACCTGCTCCACTACGGGGAAGAGAAGCTCCACCAGATTCTCAGAAGACGCATCCGGTACAACGACCTCCCTCTGGCAATCTTCCAGCGTCTCTACCTCAACTGAGTATTCTCCCCCCCTATAGAGGTCTATTTCCAGATATCCGTCCTCGTCTGTACGAGCATGGATATCCCCCCACATGACACTGTCTCCGTCTACGACAGCAGGCTTGAAACGGGGAGTGAAGATCACGTCCAGGTTCGGATAAGGAGACCCATCAGCCCGTTTGAAGAAACCGCTGGCGCGGCACAGACGTGGGTCTGTGGCCACAGGACGAGAGAAGGTCTCCCCCTTCACCGTGAAGTCATTCGTTCCGCTCGGAGAGGAGGCAGCAGGCGTCCACACTTCAATGAGCTGAGGTGACTTCGAGTCGTCCCCGAGACTGCCGTCAAACGCTACACCCACCTTCGACAAACGGATCTGGTACTCGTTAGGAGGATCGTCCCCATCTAGTGTGAAGTCCGCGATACCGTTGACATCGGTGTAGTCTTGGCTGATGAAGACTACTCCTGCAGCATCGAACACACGCACCAGTACTTGGTCGATGGGGTCCGCTGTAGGAGTCTGTTCGTCCTCTACGAATATCTGAACAGTTTCACTCGCCATCTTCGTGTCTCCAAGATGCGTTGAGCGCGGCGGACTCTACCGATCCTAGAGGAACACTGGGCGAATTACGATCTCCTCGGGGCATAAGGCAAATCCGGCTGCTTGATCTCTAGTTGACCACCGACAACCAGACTATCATCCAAAAGATCGAAGGTCGACCCAGTGTCAGGTACTCTGATTCGTCGAACAATTGAGGTACCCACGAATATTACATCCACCAGAGATCCCTTCACAAGTGTCGTCTCTGCGTACCCGGCTCCGTCAGTCTCGATCGTGATGGACTCCCCAAAGATCCCGTAGTCATCGGCCTTCACTTCATCAAAAACGTTGACGATGGTGATCTTTCTTTCAGCCAGAGCTACGCCGTCTAGTCCAGCAAGTAGCACCGTGCCCACAATGAGGTTGGAGGCGTCGATTACAGCCCCGGTATCTCCCTGGACCCAATCCGACCAATCACTGTAGATACCGTTTACTGTGTGCAGATAACGCGTCCGGTAGTAATAGCTCGACAACCCGCTACCGTCGTCGAACTCGTACTCCTCTACGCCAGCCTGCAGAGCTACATGCTCCGCCTCCCCATTGTCTTTGTCCCCAACCGTGAATCCGAGCTCCGTTAGAGCTGTTCCACTGACGATTTCTAGGGTGTACTCCGTGCCGTCGTTGTCCGTCTCGAGCTTCAGCTGCCCTGTACCGTCGTCAGACGGCGTAGCGTCCAAACCGGCTAGGGTGAGAGCGTCTGCGATCTCGTTCACTACATCTGGAATCGCGACTGGATCTGGGGAAGTGAAGGTTACCGTAACAGAGGTTCCGTTGACCTTGAAAGTGAAGGTCTTGCCGTTGACGATGAAAGGACCTTCTTCGGTCCCTGTCAGCGCGGCCGGTTGAGCAGTCAACTCTGTCAGGTCCACTTCCGTAGTCGTAGGAGGAGCCGTGGTAGACCGCTGGACCTCGATTGCGTCGTAGAGCGACATGACATTCGCCAACTCTGCAACGTAGATTTTGATCTTGATGGTGGCCACGGCTACTCCTCGTCAGCCTCAATGATCTTGGGCTTCAATGCACTCGGGTCGCTGGGAGCGATGACGTCTCTCACTTGCGGCTTCAGCTCCACGCGCTTGACGATTTCTGGCTTGTACGCAGGGATGACATCATCTTCTGGCCTGCGCCAGCAAATGAATCCATGCGTCACCAGGCTGATGCTCATAGCGTCTCCAAGTTAGGGGTTCAAGGTGACTCTGTACGTATCCGGCTTGCCGACGGCAGTGTACGAAGACTCCATGGTGTACGAGGCGATCAATCCCGTCGTGTAGTTGTCTCCATCAGTGGCTGCGTCGGCATTAGCCTTCGAATCGTAGATACGGATCCTAGCAGACGTCAGCTGATTATCCGCGTCTAATACCATGTTGTCGATAAAAGCGTTCTCGTGGTTCAGCCCCAAAACACGGAGCATTTTAGCCACCATATCGGTGGTATCAGCGAGAATATCCTCGATCGTCCCCGTATCTGTAGTGGGATCTGTTTGCGACCCGTCCAACGCCAAGCGGTAGCGGATCTGTTCCTTCTCCGCCGTTGTCCAGCCTCCCCCAGCAGATCCTCCTTGCCACGTACCAGCACCGTGAGCTGCAGTCAGAACCACGTCCACAGCGGTCGGCACAGCAGAAATCGCCGCATCCAAATTGTCCAAAAGGGCCGCTCTCACAGCGGTGTACCCCTGTGTATCCAAAGCAGACTGCACATCGGCTTGACTCAAATCGTTGAGCGCTCCAACTGCTGAGAGCACAGCTGAGATGGCAGCATCCAAATTGTCGAGGAGCGCAGCCCTCACTGAGCTGTACCCTTGGTTGTCCAGCGCTGTTTGGACATCGGCGACGCTCAGGTTGTTGAGAGATGAGATAGCTGCGTCCAAATTGTCGATCAAAGACGCGCGAACAGTTGTGTACCCTTGGTTGTCCAAAGCGGTCTGTACATCTGCAATGCTCAAATTGTTGAGCGACGAAATAGCCACGTCCAGGTTATCTAGATTCGAAGCGCGGACTGTGGTGTACCCTTGCGCAGTCAAAGCGGCTTGAACGTCCGATTGATCGACATCGTTGAGAGCAGCAATAGCAGCCTGAGTCGTGTTGTGCTCCGCAATCTGGTTGCTCTCATCGGCTGGGTCTACTGGTAGACGGGAATCCACAGCAGCCGTATCCGCTAAGATATCCTCGATGGTGCCTGTGTTCGTGGTTGGATCTGTTTGCACCCCATCCATAGCGAGGCGATAACGTATCTGCTCACGCTCAGCGGAGCTCCAATCAGTAGTCCCTCCACTTCCTGTTTCCCACGAACCGCTACCGTGCGCCGCCGAGAGGACGGAATCCACAGCCGATGGAACAGCGGAAATAGCCCCATCCAGATTATCCAGAAGGGCGGCTCTCACAGTCGTGTAGCCTTGCGCGGTCATAGCTGCTTGGACGTCTGCCTGGCTCAAATCATTGAGAGCCCCGATAGCGGACAACACGGAAGAGATAGCCGCATCTAGATCGCTCAAGTTATCCAAGAGCGCCGCTCTTCCCGCCGTGTATCCTTGGTTCGTCAGAGCGGTCTGCACGTCCGCGATGCTCAAGTCATTGAGCGACGAAATGGCAGCATCCAAATTGTCCAAGTTCACTGCTCTACCAGCGGTGTAACCCTGATTCGTCAAGGCTGTCTGCACATCAGCGATGCTCAAATTGTTGAGGGCGGCGATAGCAGCCTGAGTAGTATTGTGCTCTGCGATTTGATTCGATTCGTCTGCTGGGTCTGCCGGCAAACGAGCATCGATGGCGGCCGTCTCGATTGCGATCTGGTTATCCCTAGATCTGTCAGACGTGGTGTACCCGACCTCTGCAGAATCGGTAACCATACGGCTCATGTCCTTAACGAACGTCACGCCGCTTTCGTCGTAAGTGAAAGTGAATATCAACTGCTCGATCGCATGAGCGTTTGAGACCGTGTAGGACACTTCGTAACGACCGACTGAAAGCTTCGTCATTGTCGTAGAAGACAGATTAGCGCTGCGGTCGGTGCCAGACTGATTCGTGACCCCCACAGTGATCGTGTCCGTATCTGGGTCTTCCGGGTTCCCTGACGTGTCCTCCAGATTGACGTGGATCTTGTAAACGATCGATCCCGCTGAAGGGATTTCAAACGGTGATGGGGCACTGGTACGGAACCTAGTCACCGCCGCGATATCCGCAATATCAGATCGGACGTTGGAGATTGTATCGTCCAAATTATCCAGATTAGCGGCGCGTCCAGGAGTATACCCCTGAGACGTCATAGCTGCTTGCACATCAGCCTGAGAGAGGTCGTTCAGTGCCGCGATGGCAGCTTGCGTCGTGTTGTGCTCCGCAATCTGGTTGCTCTCGTCGGCTGGATCTGCCGGCAACCTACCATCAATTGCAGCCGTGTCCGTGAGAATCGCCCCCACGTCCGCTCCATTGAACGGGGTGGAGTCTGCAAGTATTGCGTCACGGACCTCATTAGCACCACTCGCAGCTACTGCATCAGCATCCACGGCGTCTGCAACCAGGTCCATAGCGTCACCGGGCGCCGCCCTAGAGCTGATGTCTGCGTCGATGGAGTCCGCCCACAGACCGACTTGCACAGCCCCAGTCTGCGGAACGTTTTTGGCATTGCCGCCGGTCTCCTTGATGAAGTAGTGGTAAGCGTCTCCAGCAGCTACAGCATTAGTGATCGACGAAGTGTCGAAGTCGTAGTAATAGACCCCGGGGGCGTTAGTGGCGTCCAGCTCTGACATCTGTTGGTCGATATCGGTGTGGCCTGACGCCTTGAAGGTATCGTCGTCGAAGTCATAGAAGTACCCGTCCGAGGCTCTCCAGATCAACAATTGCACTGTGGACAGGCCGGTAGTTGGGCTCGATGGATCTCCATCATGTAGCGGAGAAGTTTGAATGGTATCGGTGTCACCGGCCTGGAGGATCACAGCTTACTCCTCTTCCACCACTGAAGCATCCAACAGCAGCTTCATCTCTCCCGTATCAGGGTCTGGCACCATCTCGTTCGTCAGAAAGTCGTAGAGAGAACCGAAGATGGCCTCCGCGCAACACACTCCCTGTTCCGGGGTGTGGCCACAAAGTCGATCCAGACCGTCATATGGTTCTACTGTCCCTTCACAACCATCTTCCTGACAAGATCCGCCAGCTACGTTGTGCCAAGTTTCACACGTGTCGCAAATCCCTAGAGCACGCTCGGACGAACCAGGAGTCTGACCGAAAAAGACCTTCTGGGCATGCGGGTTCCTCCCTTCCTCGATACGGAAATGGATAGCCAGAGCTCCGCTTTCCGGCTCAGCGTATTGCACTGTGTCCGAGCAATACACGACAAAAATGTCCATCCACCTTGTGCCTAGAAATGGATTGTTCTCCATCTTCAAAGCCACGATCCTAGCCCTGGCAATCGCGACTGACTGCTTTGGTGTTGTTAATGAGGCATACATGAATTCACCGCCTTATGGTAGACGCCTACGGTCCTTTCGGCAATTTCTGTCCAACCAAAATCACGAGCTCTCCTCAAACCCCGCGCTCTCAAGTCCGCTCGCGCTTTCTCAGGTCGGAGCTTGACTAACGCTGCATTGACGGCGTCTGAAGATCTGGCAGGAATGATCTCTGCGAACGTCTCGTCGTTTGATCGAACTATTTCCCCCAACCCGTCCTTGTCGGTGGCGATGAGGGGTGTGCCCATCGCCATCGCCTCTAACGCCACGATCCCAAATGGCTCATGCGTGCTAGGCATGATCACAGCATCGGCAAGCTCGTACATGTCCTTTAGATCTTGGTCCCTCTGAAATCCTATCCAGCGCACGCGCTCGGGAAACTGTCTCTCGGCTCGACGCAGCGCCTTCGTCACGTACCAGTCTTCAGCACCTGTGTCTGCATTGACTTCCCCCGCGATCACAATCTGCCAGTCAACGTCGCGGTCGTTTATGGCTTTGAGAAGGTACTCAATCCCTTTCATGGTCGCGATCCTACCAACAAAAAGGGCTACGGGACGAAAAGTTTTGACCTGGTGTTTTTCCCTGGCCAGTTCTTTATTCCCGGCTCCCGGGTACCATTCCTCGAGACTTATCCCGTTGTAGATCATGTTGGGTTCCTTCCCCACAACGCTCAACGGATAGGTCTCCTTAGCGATACGAACATAAGCCTCTGAACAAAGGATCAATTCAGAGTTCTCGATCAAGAGCTTTCCTTCTTGGTTGTAGACCCATAGATCCATCTCGTCCCAAGTCTCCTCACCCTCCTGCTTCCAGCCCATCGGCCTGTCGTACACTCTCAAGGCTTTCATGCACAGGTGCATGGTGGAGACAATCGGTATCTTCAACGCATCCCTAATGGTCTGCGCCACCTGAACCGAACTCCACTCATGAGCGTGGATAACGTCCCAACGATGGCCTTCCGCAATCAATGCCAGCATCGTCCGCATCATCTGTAAGTCGCTCTGGAGAACAGACCTCAAACCAGGCATGGGGGGCTTTTGCGGTACCAGATGAGCAAACCTGTGTTTGTTGTACCCGTCGTACTCCTTTGTCAACGGCCCGGGACCCATCGTCAATAGGTCTATCTTCACGTCGTCCCTTTGAGACATATGCCTGTAGAGTTCTCGCACATGTCTCCCCATCCCACCAAGAAGCAGCTCGGGGTCCTCCGTACAAATTGCGAGAACTCTCAGCACATCGGACATGTCCATTTCCCTCCTTCAAACCTCCACCCACGGCTGCGATAGAAGTCGGCCCACCGTCCCTCGTTGTCGGTCAACTCATTATCGTCTTGGACAATGTTCCCTTCATCGCGACCGCACACGCTGCAATGAACGTACTTATCGGAAGGTTTCCTGTTCCAATTCTTTGAGACCTTCATCCCAAAATCTGTACCTCTCCCACGGCGTAAAGCGTGTAGTACGAAGCTCCGTAGTTGGTGAACGACATGCGAAGCACGCGACTAGAAGGACCAGTTTGAGCTAAATAAGCGTCGGTTAGCGAAATGTAGGCCCCCGAACTGGTAAAGATCCTAGCCGATAGTTCGAGCGATGTACCTGGTTTGGTGTTGAACCCGAAGTACCCTCCACTCTGCCAAAACGTCGGCCCTCCATGGCTGAAACCAGACGCGTCCAGATACGCTGTACGGGTTGCGATCCAATGGCCCCCGCCTTTCCCACCAAAGTCATTCGTCTGCCAGTTAGATCTCAAGATCAACATTGCCACTTTGGCGTCGAATGGCACAGACACGTCCCACTCACCAGGACCTCCTGGAAGAGGGGGGATAGACTGCGACGTGTTAGAAATCGAAATTGAGGAAGGACGAATGTGGTGTTGGTCTATCGATACACCTGTTGCAGATGCATGCTTCAGCACATGAACCAATGGATCTATAGTCTTAGTCATTTCGCTGTCACGAGGCCCCACGCCCTAAGCGTCCTACTAGAAGGGTACGTATTGCGAAACACCAAAACTGTCTCATCGCCGTCAAGGTAGATATCCTTGAGGAGACAACCAGTACCGAAGATCGAATCGGATAAGTAAGAGTCCCCGTGCAAGCGCGAGAATGAAGCGACGTAGGTGTAAACCCCGCTACCAGAAGAAGATCTCGACGTACTCTCACCAGAAGTTTGATGCCCGCAAGCCCAAACACCTTGACTTCCTGCTCCGATGATCGACGACGGTCCCTTTAGCACCACCTCAGTCACTAAATGGTCGTCACGAGTCCAAGTAATCCGGTGCTCGTGATCTCCGGGGGCGATGGACATGCCATTGATCTGCACGCGATCGTGCTCCACCTCTGGGTGGTGATCGTGGGGTTGAATCCCTACAAAGAGATCGTGCTCGGTTATCCCGTCTGGTTGCTTACCTACCGTCATTCCAGAATCGCCGCTCCCTTCATCCACACAGTGGCACTCCCTCCGTACCGATTCTTCATCACGAAGCGGAGGGTGCTCCCTGTGATATAGCAGTCCTGTACTGCGATCCATCTATTCGACGAAGAAGTGTTGTTGTCAAACACGTAATCCGTCAAGATCGAATCGCCCGCACCTTTCGCCCAAGTTCCACCGTACTGCCTCCCTCCAGCATCACGAGCGCAGTTTCCGGCACCGTCACTAGATGATGTGGTGGCCTGGACGTAGCCACCTTCTTTGGCTGGGCCCGAAAAAATAGCTACTTTAGGACCGTGAATCAGAATACGAGCTATTTGGTAATCAGAACGGGGAAGGGTTACGTCAACGTTGGCTGTCGACCCTGGAGGGATGGATGTGGAAGTATCGTTGATCTCTACGTACGTTGGCGCCGCATGATGATCGTGCAGACCAGCATCAGGGGGATGGATCAACCCATCGGTGCCACGTGTGATGGTCACTATCCGACCTCACCGCAGACCTTCTCGAATTCGGCAGTATCCAAGCGGAGAAGAGGGCACTTCACACGCAGGCGCTCGATGAGCCGTTGCAGCTCCTCGATGCGGGTACCGTGTTGATGATACCCTTCTACTACGAGAGCTGCGTTGGCGGCAGCTTGCCGCAACACAGGCTCCATAGCAGCCACGTCCTTTTTGACTGTCCTGATCTCCTTCAAGAGGAGGTCTAACTTCTTCTCCACGTCACCCCTCCTCCGAACCCAACATGGAAGGAGTGATCGCGGGGAATCTATCCCCCGTCTCCCGTCTGTTCTCTTGGGCTCTGATACTAGCTGCCGCAGCCTTCTTGCGCACGCGGGTTGCGAAGTTGATGACGTGCGTCGTGTTGCTGTCAGCCAACCTCTGGACCGCAGAAGCCCGCTTACCCTTATCTTCTGCGTCCAACTCCCGCATCAGAGACAGCACTTCACGAAGCTGCGGTTCTGTGATGAGGTTTAGTCCCACAAGAAGACGACCGTACCTCTCCTCCTCAGTGGACTGTGTGAGATCTTCCGTGGCCTCTTCCAGTTGCCTGCGGGAGATGAAGCCCATCTGAACAATGAGATCTCCAAGCGTCAGACCAGACTTGGTCATCGGTTTCTCCTGTCCGTCAAGATGTTGAGAGTTGCCACTACGTGGTCCAACGTTTTGTCGTTCTCCCGCAGCACACCCGCCACTTCCGTAGAAGCTCTTGTCTGCTTCTCCGACATCTCGATGACTTTATCGTAGAGCTCGTCCTTGCTCTCTCTGTCCTTGTCACGCAGAGATCTCTCACTTTGAAGAGCTCTCAAA